GTCAGGGATTTTCGTTTGGCGGTAAGGGTTTAAACTTTGATGATCCACGCAGTAAATTATTCTTTGAGTTTGACAGACTGTTAAAAGAACTCAAGCCAAAGTATTTCCTACTTGAGAATGTCAAGATGAAGAGGGAGAGTGAGCAAGTCATTACTGACTATCTAGGTGTAGAACCTGTGGAGATAAACAGCAACCTTGTCTCAGCGCAGAACCGCAAGAGGCTTTACTGGACAAACATTCCCTTTGATGGAGTGCCAGAGGACAAAGGTATCATGCTCAAAGATATACTAGAAGAAGAGACAGCAGAGTTCTATCGTGCAGGTGCTTACTTGCAGGAGAAGCGAAGAGCCAGCGACAAGAACCCTGATATGCTCAACCCTGACTATCGTAGTCAAGCTAATACTATTCACGATGTTGATGGTAAATCAGGCTGTGTTTGTTCGGGTACGCATGGCTACGCCATTGGTTATGTGCCTGAGATACGAGATAAATCTAAATGTGTCAGGACAGGAGGGCGTTTGTCTTATGACAGACACGAATGGGATAGCATAGATAATATGCATTGGCGTAAGCTTACTGTGACAGAATGTGAGAGATTACAAACTGTACCTGATGGGTATACCTGTGGCGTAAGTAAGACAATGACTGAACAAGAACTAGAAGACATAATGAATGAAGCATTTGGTAAAACCTTTTGGCGATACCTAGCATACATATGGTCAGGATTAGAGGAGGACTATTGATATGGCAAACAAAGAAGTAAAACTAACACTAACTCGCAATGAGCTAGAAGAAATACTAGAAGTATATCGAAGTATGGATGCAATATGCACAGACTTTAGAGAAATGTTTGACACTGATATTAGTAAAATCCGTAAGTTAGAGGAGATGTCTGTCACATTGAAGAACATGTTTGACTTCAGGCCACCAACAGATAGTGAGGGTGATCCTAATCATTGGAGGCCATACGTTTTACCTGACGATGATAGGGCATGGTTTCACAAAAAGGAGGATGAATAATATGCAACTACAAGATTTATTCTTTAACAGACAGAAGATAGTTAACGTGGCACGTAGCTTCAAACAACTGGAAGTAGATGCTGTGTCTCCGTTCAACACTGAGGAAGAGAGATACCTAGCAGTAGATAAAATCTGTAAAGGCAATACTATTATCAATCAACTAGAGGAGATACTAGAATGAACACGCCTTATAAAAAACAACAGTTTAAAGACATTGTTATATCAGCAGAAGACTTAGACTGTCACACAATAGACACAATTGCTGATGTAATACAAGAACACATAATAGATATAGGTTTAGCAACATCTAAAACTTTGGTAGGTTTTAATTGGCGATTAGATGTGAGGGTAAGTACAAATAATGGAAGTTAGGACATATCATAAGAACGGTAAAGCTGTACAGTTTCTAGGCTACAGTTGCATTGATGCATCCAACGCAGCGAAGGTTGTCATGGGTGAGATAGGTGATGTCGGATATTTTCAGCCACGACTAGGCACAAATGAACACATATACGATTGGGTATACGTCAAAGAAACAACTGATGAAGATTTACAGAGGATGCTAGACAAATGAGACTATACATGAATAAGCAAGGTGAATGGGTAGGAACCCAGGCTGAAGCTAAGAAGATTAAAGCTGACATGGTAGAAGTACCAACGGACAAGCCCAACCTACTCAAGTGGCTTAACACATTCACTGGTGCAATAGATGATGCAGCTAAAGAAGTTATAGACAGCAAGCCAGACCCTAGAACTGTGGCAAGAAAACCACACAAGTATGATTTCTGGGATAATATTAGAGATGTTGCGGAAAACTGTAGCCTTACAGATTTTAATGTGGCATTAGCTGTATTCATGGATAGAGTACATGACATTGCAGATAAACAGAAGGAGACACAGCAATGAATTACAAGACAGCACAAGGTGCAATCATATCAGACGATGGCTACAACAGAGTAGTCAAACAATTAAACTTAGGGTACGGATGGGAAGCTACATTGTATGACAATGACCGACTCGTACTTACACAAGATGCTACAGGTGACACACTGAGCATACCACCAGAGTCTACTAAGACTTTACGAGATATAATAACATCTATTACAGAGGAGAAATAAGATGGCTAGAACTACACAATACACAAAGATACTTAAACACCTTAAAGCAACCAAAGGTTTGACACAACGTGAGGCATTGCTTGACTACAGCATACAGTCATTCACTGCACGTATCGCAGAGCTACGCAGAATGGGGTATGCTATTGATGGTATAAAGAGTAGACACCCAGTGACAGGCCAACGCTACACACGATATGTATGGCGTTCTGCTGAGGATGCAGCATAATGGTTTGGGCATTAATATGGATGCAGCTACTAGTGACATCTCAAACAGTGAAGTATTATCACGTTGAGACATATGCCAGTGAGGAAGAATGCCTTGCGGCAATGAGTGAAGCTGCCATCCTAGTATCAAACAAAAGTGAGACAGTGGCATGTCTAGAGCTACAAGTAGAGTAGTCATTATGAAACGTAAGAAGAAATGGGTAGCGTATGACAAGGATGGGTATGTCATTGTCATATGCAGGAACAAAAGAATAGTAGAAAACTTTGCTAAGAGAGGGAAGAAATAGTGTATTATGCACTAGACATATATAGTAAGACAACAAAGAAGATGTTTGCTTATCATTCAAGTGACAGTCGTAGAGATATATTGTATTTAAAAGATCTGTATGCTAAGAATGAATTTGTTTATATCAAGGAGTGTTTTGGAGAGACAGATGAAGACAAAGAAATTTATAGACAGTCTACCAAATATGGAGATACCTCAGTTGCCAGTTAGTTTACTGCAACACATGGAGGCTATGGGTTTGTTACCTGTGACACATGAGGATGATGGTATTAATAACATCGATGTGCCTTGGAGAAGTGAAACAAATTATTTTAGGAGGGATGTATTGGACGAGAATAATGAACCTTTGTTTTAGTATAATGAGAGGCTTGATAGGGTTTTATCTCTTATCACCATTCATTTATATCTTCTTAATATTTATAGGTGTTATATGACAGATGATGAAGTTGACCCGAAAGATGATCCACATGATGATATTACCGACAGGCTTGGGGATTTACCTAAAACGAATACTGATAGCAATGAGCGTCCTGTTAAACGTAATACTAGGAGGACAAAACAATCAGACGTTCAGCGCAAGAAACCACCAGTGGCAAAAGGAGGGAAGACTTAATATAGTTTATTTGATTGACATGCTGATTGGTGAAGGTCACTGCATGGAATCGTGGGTATATTGGAAAGTGAGGAGAAAGTGGTAGACATACCTAAACATACATCGAAGTTGTCAGCTATTGTAGACTTCTATCTACACAGCAATAACTTTCGTAACTTGAGTGCTAAGTCACAGAAAGACTACGAGACACACTTGGATGTAATACTTAAGACTAACGTAGAGGGTAGGCTCTTAGGTAACTACACAGTACGCAGCATCAAAGCTAGACACACTAACCTGGCTTACGAGAAGTGGCTTGTGTCTGGTGTACGCACAGCTAACTATCGCAAGGCTGTCCTGTCTACGGCATGGAAGTACAGCATGAGGTTAGACGTAATGGACAATGACCCAGTACGTTTGATCAAGACGAAGAGCACTAAGCCACGCAAGGTCAAGTGGACTCGTGATCAAGTAGTATCTTTTCTTGACACAGCATACGGTAACTTCAAGTGGCGTAGCATTGGATTGATTGTACACATGGCATACGAGTGGGCGCAGCGTGTTGGTGACATGCGTACCTTGACTTGGGATAACATTAACTTCAGCGCACAACGTGTTGATTTAACACAAAGTAAACGTGGTGCTGATGTGCACTTGCCGATACCTGATGATCTACTTTCTATGCTCAGACAACAGAGTCAGGACTTTGGATTTCAAGACTATGTAGCACCAAAGACTACACCAGTGGCAGGGGCATACGTGCCATACGCTATTGACCACATCGATGATGCAATCAATGAAGTCAAGGAAGCTGCAAGACTACCAAAGAAACTGACAGCTATGGATCTACGCAGGACTGCAATCACTGAGATGGTGGAGGCAGGTGTTGAGACTCTTGAGTTGATGCAAGTAACAGGGCATGTGAATCCTGAGTCAGTCAAGCCTTACCTTGTCAACACATTTAGTGGCGCAAGTAATGCATTGAATAAGCGGAGGAGCAGAGATGAACAACATTAAGAACTACCTAGAAGCCCTTGATCTAAAAGAGGATTACAGACATAGAGGTGACTGCCCTGTGTGTAGAGGTAAGAACACGTTCACTGCTACACGAGATGGTAGTGCTCTGCTTTACAATTGTTACAAGCTTGACTGTAGAGTTAAAGGTGTTGTGTCATCAGGTATGACAGCCCAAGAGATACAACGTAGGCTTAATCAGTATGAAGAGCCTGAGTCGGAGCATGAGTTATTTACTTGGCCTGAGTATATAGTCAAGCCTACTGTAGAGCATAAACAGTTTGAGAGATTCATTGGCAGGTGGGGCTTGTATGGTGAAGACTTGATGTATGATGTGATGGACTCACGAGTAGTCTTCCCTATCTATGACAAAGGCAGACTTGTAGGAGCGATAGGTAGGTGTACATCTTATGCAGGGCAAGTTAAATGGAGGCGTTATGACAAAACACCCACTGTATTCACTCGTGTTGTAGGTAAACCCAGTGGTGTGGTGATAGTAGTTGAGGATGTTATTAGTGCTACCGTAGCAGCTAAACTATTTCCTGGGCTAACAGGTTTGGCTATATTGGGTACATCATTCAGTGTATCTAATATGCAACACTTAGATAATTTTTATAAGGTTATTGTAGCATTAGACCCTGACGCTGCATATAAAACACTAGAGTACAAGAGAGAGATAGAGGCTTACACAGGGTTAGAAACTATAGCGTTAAGACTCTATGATGATATTAAATACAAAGTAGATGCAGACATTAAGAAACTAGAGGAGATAGTTTAATGAAAGGTGTAGAACCAAGATACGCAGCAGAGCTAGAAGCAAAGCAAACGTACGAGGCATTTATCAAGTGGGTGAAGGTTACCTTCTACTGGATAATGGCAATGCTAGTGGTACTAGCGTACTTCAACTTCGGAACAGATACTGAAACAGGTAGCCAATACAACGGTGAAGTATATGCACCAAGAAATATAGGAGACAAATAATGCAACCAAAGAATGTACCATGCCATATCCGTATCAAGGTAGAGCCAACGCAAAAGCAGAGAGGCAGGGCTTGCAGGCTACACGGTAAAGACTTCAAGAGTATAGCTGATGCAGCGAGACACTGGAATGTGAACTACTCGTGGGCAGCAGAGCAAGTTAGCAGAGGGCTGAACAAAGAGCACTTCCCTAAGAAGTATAGGAAAAACTATGGCTGAACATTACTGTACAACAAAAGGTTTAGGATGGGCATTCCTAGTTTGTATAATCCTTATACTAGGTGTGCCTGTACTGATGTGGTTAGCCTTAGAGGGTAGCAGTTGGTACGAAAGATTTGACCTAATGAATCCGATGTTCTGATGTGGACGTTAGTATTTATATGGTTGTTCAATGGTGAGCCAGAAGTCAGGAAGATAGGAACGTATGATGATATGTATCAATGTTTTAATAACTATGATATGTTGTACTATTCAATGACACCAGAAAGTAGGGTAGGAGTAAGGCTTACATGCATACAAGGAGATACAAATGGTGAAGACAGCGATAATAGATAAACGTGTACCATTAGGTAAAGTATACGTTGACTTAACAGTAGACGAAGTGTTAGAGGCGTGTAAGAGGTATGCCTCAGATAAAGCTTTTGATAAAGAGTTGGCTAAGGTTTACAACAAGGAGACAAGTTTTGATTGAGAGAGGAGACAAGTATGATGGAACTAGCATTGATCCGCACTATGTTGGACAAAGAGTTCTACGATAACCACAAAGGTATACGCTGTCCAGATAAGATATTCAGTAAGGATGCACGTAAGATCAAGCAGACTCTTGACTACGCTATGGACACATACGGTAAGAACATTACACCCACAGAGTTAGAATCTCTATTCTTTGTTAACAACACCAGTATGACTACAGCTAACAAGCTAGTCTTTAGTGAGTTGTTTCAAAAGGTTGCAAGAGAGAAGCCATTGTCTACAGAGATAGCTGATGATGTGTTGTCTAAGTTATTTCAACAAGTGGTAGGTGAAGAGATTGCTAACCTTGGATTTGATTACGTTAACGGATCACAGTCTAGTCTTGAACCCTTGAGAAATATACTTAGTAATTACCAAGATGATTTCCTACCCAACCTAAAAGTAGAGTGGGATGATACAAGTATCGATACATTATTAAAAGCCAATGACATACAGTCACAATGGAAGTGGAACATACCTACACTTAAACGTAGGACAGAGGGCATAAGTGCAGGACACCTAGTTGTAGTAGGTGCTAGACCTAACACAGGTAAGACTAGCTTTCATGCTAGCACAATAGCTGCACCTGATGGGTTTGCATCACAGGGTGCTAAATGCATGGTGCTGTGTAACGAAGAAAGCTATGAGCGTGTAGGTGCAAGATACCTTAGTGCTGCTACAAGTATGAGCATGGATGAAGTGAAGACTAACATGGCGGTGGCTGCACTACGTTACGATCCAGTGGAGAAGAACGTCTTTATCAAAGACAGCACAGGTAAAGACATGGCATGGGTTGAAGCTATCATCAAGGCATACGAGCCTGACATTGTAGTGCTTGATATGGGTGACAAGTTTGCGTCCAAGACAAGTGACAAGTCAGACATCTATCTCAAGGAAGCAGCCATACATGCACGTAACATATCTAAGGAACACAAGTGTGCAATCATATGGATGTCACAGTTGAGTGCAGCAGCAGAAGGTTTGGTACATCCTGATCAATCAATGCTTGAGGGTAGCCGTACTGGTAAAGCAGCAGAGGCTGATCTAATGATACTCATATCAAAGAACAAAGTAGTAGAGGGGCAAGACGAAGATGAAACAAATCAAAGACATCTTTGTATAGCAAAGAACAAACTCAAGGGTGGATGGCATGGTACTATTCACTGTGAGTTAGATGGAGACAGGAGTCAGTACTTAGCATGAGACTTGTACTAGATGTAGAAAATACAATAACTAAGAGAGACAATAAAAACATACTTGACCCATTCGAGCCTGGACTTGAGCTTGTTCAAGTAGGTGTGCAGAATGTGGATAACGTAGACGAGACACACTTGTTTACACTGAGTCACAAAGAAGATCAAGACGTAGGTGGATCAAGAGCTAGAAACATACAGATCCTACTAGATCATACAACACTATTGATCATGCACAATGCACAGCATGACTTGATGTGGCTATGGGAGTCAGGATTTAAGTATGATGGTGACATCTATGACACGATGTTAGCTGAGTATCTACTGCAACGTGGGCAGAAAGAACCTATAAGTCTTGAGGCTTGTGCTGAACGTAGGAATCTAAACTATCAGAAGCAAGACACTCTCAAAGAGGATTACAAGAAAGGATACAACACCA